ACCTTTTTCTACAAAAGATATTGCGAAAATCGCCTCATATCTAGGCATAGATGCCACGGATATTTTCCGATCTGCCAGCTTTGACAAAGAGATCCATTCGCAGGAGGTGGCTGCGTGATGGGCTCTCAATTGACTGCTGAGCCACAGACCGTCCCAGTACCTGCCAATGCTCTGGCCGTGCAGCTCATGGATGGCATCAGCCAGCTCGTGGCGGCGCAAAGCGGTCTGCGCAAGGCGGTGAGCGTGAGTGAGGCTATGAGCATGCTCGGCATCAGGGACCGCAAGGCGTTCATGCATCTGGCACGGGAGAACAACCCATTGCGGCTGCGCAAGGTCGGCAACCGTTTCATCGTGAGCGTGCGCAGCATCGACGAATACCTGGGCGATGGGAGGAATCGATGATCCGCCGTTTCCCGTATTCGCTTTCCCTGCTGCTGGTGGTCTCGATGCTGGTGGCCGTGTGGTGGCTGCATGCGCATTTGGCCTGCCAGCATCCCGTCGGCAATTCGCTGGCCGCTCTGTGGGCGTTCGTGCTGGCTCCGATGCTGCTGATCTATGTCCATGAGAACGTGCGCGGCGAGTAGCCGTGTCCGGGCGGGATGCATGGCTCGCCGCCTGAGACGCGGACGCGAAATGTTCCCCGCTGTTCCGGCAGCCGGTTCGGCCCCCGGCCCCGCCCACGACATTCAACCAAATCAACCGATAGGAGCAATTGATGACAGACGACGATGAGAGCCGCGAGGAGGGCACCAGCTTATTCTCATGGCCCCTGGACTCGGTGGGGGTGCGGATGGGCGCGGGCGACCTGCTCGACAGCCTCCTGACCACCATCACCGAACTAAACCATACGAAGGCGTGGCCCCTGACCCTGCTGCCGCCGCGCCCGCGCGACGTGATCGTGGACAGGGAGCGCCGGCAGGTGTCCGCCCTGTGCATGTGGAAGCGCAAGGAGGCCTCCAATGGCCGGTGAGACCACGATGACCATAATCGGGAACCTGACGGCCGACCCGGAGATCCGCACCACCAATGGCGGGCAGACCGTGGCCAGCTTCACGATCGCCTCCACTCCTCGCACATTCAATAAAGGCTCGAATCAGTGGGATGACGGGCCGACCCTGTTCATGCGCTGCAGCGCGTGGCGCGACCTCGCCGATCATGTGGGAGCCACATTGTCGAAGGGCATGCGCGTGATCGCCCAGGGCAGGCTCTCCCAGCGCTCGTATCAGGCGCAGGACGGGACGAACCGGACGGTGTGGGAGCTGACCGTCGACGAGATCGGGCCGAGCCTGAAGTATGCGACCGCGCAGGTGACGCGCACCAACCACGCCGGCCCCACCGCGTACGGCAATCCCACCGGGAGCAATCCCGTTGCCAGTGAGGCGAGCAATGGGGTCGCGGGCCCGTGGGGCGTCCCCTCGGATGCCAGCCCCGAATACTAGATGAAAGGAACAATCATGTCGAAGAAGAAGATGGTGCAGGATGCCTTGGTGCCGGACGAGATCACGCCCGTCATGCTCCTGCAATTGAGCAGGAAGGCCAGCAGCCTGAAGGACAACGCGGCGGCGTTCCGCGTGGCCGTGGCGGGCATGTTAACCGAGCAGTCTAAGGAGAAGTACATCGCCGAGTACAAGCGCATCGATGCGATCACCGAGGCGTTGTACGACGCGGACGATCTCGCCCAATTGATCATCGATGCCGGGTTCGCGATCGAGACCATGCTCGTCAAGCCGTCCAAGAGCCGCGAGCTGATCATGTTCGGCGACCTGAGGCGCAGCCTGGACTCGTTCGAAGGCTGGCACCTGAGCGTCAGCCGCCCGGAGGATGAGGCCGATGGCGCGGGCGATGCCGATGCACCGGACGATGGGGACGAGACCGTGGATCCGGACACGGGCGAGATCAAGGGAGAGGGCGAGTAGATGGCGGCGCACAAGCACGGCCGGCAGGCATTGGAGCACGAGCGGCAGCGGAACCGGCGCAGGCGGCGACCGCACACCATAACCATCAATATCAAAATCTACAGAACAATCAAGGAGCAGTGACCCGCATCAAATGATCCAAATCGTAGACATCCCCCTCAGGCAGCTCAAGCCGAACCCCGACAACCCCAGAACCGACGTGGGCGACGTGAGCGAGCTGGCCGCGAGCATCCGGGCACAGGGCCTCAAGCAGGAGCTGCTCGTCACCCCCGCCGGCGACGGCGAGCACGGCGAACCCGTGTACCGCATCGTGATCGGCCATCGCAGGTTCGCGGCCGCACAGCTCGCGGGCCTCGAATACCTGCCGTGCAGGGTCGAGGAGATGACGGCCCGCGAGGAGCGCGAGGTCATGCTGGTCGAGAACACGCAGCGCGCGGACCTGACGCCCATCGAGGAGGCCGACGGCTACCAGGGCCTGCTCGACCTCGGCGCGGACGTGGGCGAGCTTGCCGGCAAGACCGGCAGGAGCGAGTCGTTCGTGCGCCGCCGTCTGAAGATCGCCGGCATACCCAAGGAGCTGCGCGGCAAGTCCGAGGGCTTCGCCCAATTGTCGCTGGCCGACCTGGACGCGATAGCCGAGTTCGGCGATGACCCGGAGGCGCAGGAGGAGCTGCTCAAGGCCGCCGGCAGTCATAATTTCGGCTACCTCGTGCAGAAGCTGACGACCGACCGGGATAACCGTCGGTGGTACGAGCAGGCATACGCCTATTGCAAGGGGCGTGGCATCAAGATCATCGATCTTGGCAACCAGTCGGCGTGGGATCTGAAGCCCGACGGCTACCAATGGCCCGACGTCTTCCTGCGTAACCGGCCGTTCATCGAACAGTACGAGGAGCGCATCGAGGGCGCGCAGGGCGAGCCGTGGCTGGCGCGCTGCACGTACGGCCTGTACCTGAGCCTGCCCAAGACCCCAGAGCAGCTCGAACAGGAAGACAAGGACAACGAGGAGCGCGAGCAACGTCGCGCGCAGCGCAGCGAGGCCGAGGAGCGGCGCGACCGGTTCGCGGCCGACAGCCTGGAACTGAGAAGCGCGTGGATGCGCAAGCACCTCACGAGCCTGAAGGCTATCCCCCTGCGCGCCGCGTGCGCCCGCCTCGCGTTCCAGTCGCTCACTGACGGGAGCGGATTGCATGCCGTGAGCTTCTACGGCACGGAGAGCCGCGACCTGTGGCAGGCATACAACATGCTCGCCCCCACGCCCCTGCCCGACAAGCCCGAGGAAACGGGCGATGAGTATTGGACGGCGGAGGTCCTGCGGCGCGGCGAGCAGCCGGGCGCGCTCTTCCGCGAGCTGCTCGTGTTCCTGTGCGCGCACCTCGAGGCCAGAATCGAATGGGACGAACCGGCTGGCGTGGCCGTGGCCGACGAGTATTACGGCGTGCTCGAATCGCTGGGCTACCCGGTCAGCGACGCGGAGCGCACGGCAGTGGATGGAGGCTTCCTGCCCGAGAAGCAGGACGAACAGTGACGTGGTTCATGGTCGATGACGGGTTCTCCGACTCGGCGCAGGTGGACGACCTGCCCCTGGCCGCCGTCGGCCTATGGGTCAAGGCCGGCAGCTGGGTCGGCCACCAGCGCCAGCGGTACGGCGACGAGTACGACGGCCTGTTCTCCATGCAGCGCATCAAAGCGCTGGGCGGCTCGCCCAAGCTCGCGCAGGCGCTCGTGGACGCCAGGCTCTGGGAGCAGCGCAAGGACCATTACAAGGTCGTGGAATCGGCGACCACGTGCAAGTTCGCTGGCGGCAAGGAGCTTTCCGAAGCCCGCTCCAAGTCCGGCAGCGCGGGCGGCAAGGCCACGGCCGCCAAACGCAAAGCGACGAAGGCCAAAGCAAAACCGCAAGCAAACGGTCAAGCAAGTGCTGTAGCAAATGGTCAAGCAAAATCGAAGCAAACCGGCAAGCAAATTCCCAGCAAAGGGAATCCTATACCGATACCTACTACCCATACCGATACCACCCCCTTGCATCCCCCCGCCGGAAACCGCGAACCAAGTGCCGTGATCGTGGCCGATGCCGAGGCCGCCGTCCTCGCGGACCCGTTCGCCGTGGCGTGGAACGCCTACCCGCGCCATGTCGGCAGCCGCGAGACCGCCCAAGCCCGGTGGCGCCAGGCCTTGAACGGCGGCGAGAGCATGCGCCAGGCCAGCGCCGAGCAGCTCCTAGCAGCCGTGCTCCGGTACGCCAAGAGCCTCGAGGGCGACGCCCGGTACGCTCCCGGCATGGCCAAATGGCTCCAAACCGGCCAGTACGCAGAATGGCTTCCCAAGAGCGCTTCGAGGAGCTACGAGTGGGGCGGCATCACCCGCGAATGGATCCGCGAGCACATCACCAGCCGACTGCCCCCGGGCGTCTTCACCGCGAGCCGGGAGCAGGGCTTCTGGGCCGAGATCAAGACCGGAAGAGACCCCATCGAAGTCGCCACGGAAATCATCGAAACCATCAACGGAAGGAACCCAGCATGAACGACAACACCAGCACCAAGACCAGCTGGAAACCCTGGCACCCGGCCGCGAACAGCCGCGACCTGCTGCTGTGGATGGACGTGGAGACCAGCGGACTGGACCCCGACCTGCATTCCCTACTCGAAGTGGAATTGCGCGTCACCAGCATGCAGGCGGACCTCTACGCGCAGCAGTCATGGCTCCTGCCTCTTACGGACGGCATGCTGTTCAGCCGGTGGGCGCTCGAAACCCACGCTTCCAACGGGCTGCTGGCCGACATGACCAGTGTCGACCGGAGCATCAAGCAGATCAGCGAGAGCATGCGAGGATTCCTCGCCGTGTACGAGTCATGGATCCTGCACCCTGCCGGCAGCTCGGTGCATTTCGACATCGCGTTCCTGGAATCCCAGCTCCTGCAGATCACCCGGCTGCCCGGCATCCACCACCAGCGCATGGACCTCACCAGTTTGAGGCTCGCCATCGAGGCCAGCGACCCGGGAAGCTTCCAACGCCTTGCCGGCGGCCTGCCCGACACCGACCACCGAGCCAAGCATTGCCTGGACAGGGACATCGCCCTCTACCAGCGCATCACCAAGCACCCGATGACCGCGCCCAGCGGCAAGGGGAGGAAGTGGAAATGAGAGAGCATAACGGCCGCATCCTCGCCGCCGCCACCGGACGCGCGCCCGCCATCACGGGCGTCGGCCCAAGCCACTACCCGGCCGACCTGCTCAGCCTCGCGCTCGCGGACCCGGCCATCAGGTTCATGCGCGCCGACCGGTGGGACCTGAAAGCCGAGCGCCCCGCGCCCGAGCCGGTCAGCCTTGTCAGGCGCCAGCGCATGGAGAAGGACCGCGAATACCACCACCGCTACTACCAGCAGCACCGGGCCCGCATCCTCGAGCAATGCAAGCAAGCCAGAAAACGCAAAAAGAGCGACTCAGCACAGGAGGACATGTCATGAACGTGAGCAGGAGCATCGACTGGGAGCGCATGACGCCGCTCGACTTGGACGGGCATCGTTTCATCGGCCAGCTCAGATCGGGCGCGACATTGGACAGCCACCTGCTGCGGGCCAAGAAGAACGTGATATTCGACGCCGACCGGCTCGCCGTCGTCATGTACAAGCCCCAGCACGGCGTCATGAGACTCGAGGAATCCGTTTACAGGTCCATCAACGTATTGGAGGAGACCAAATGATAAAAACCGCAAGAACCGACTACGGACAGGACCATCTGGGCGCAGACTACATCCGCATCCAGCAGGGGCTGAACGTCATCGCGCTCACCGACCGCAAGCTCGCGCCCGGCCTGCTGATCAACGCCGGATACGGCCACGACGCCTTCGTGTAGCTCACGCTCGACCCTGAGCACATGATCGCGCTCAGGGACTGGCTCGACCAGCACATCGAAAAGGAACAGCAATCATGACTGTCAAGAAGAACATATGGGACATCGACCGTGAAGCAGTCATCAATGAGCGAAAAGACGCTGCCAAGCATGCGCTCGCGAGCGTGTCCACGTGGCATGCGCTGCTCGACACGGCTTTGACGGCGAACGGCGAGTCATGGGCCGATGTCGTGGGCCGGAATCCGGATGACGAGTCGGCGTACGCATGCCTGATCCCCGTCGACTGGGACACGGCGAACATCGGCACATGCCCGGAGACGCCGCACATCACCGTGTGGACGCATGAGCACATCTACAAAAGCAGCGAATACGACGGCATCTACGAAATCGAATGCACTGACCGCAACCCGCCAAAAAAGGAGGAATCATAAGCGACATGACCCAGTACGAGGCGCTCGCGGACCCGGATACGGTGATGCTGATTCGCAAGGACTTCAAAGTGAGGAGCCTGCAGGCGTTCGTGAATTTCTGCCAGGCGCAGGGGTGGGCCGGCACCTTTATGCAGCCGACAGCCGACGGTGAGTGGCTGCGAGTCTACATCCCAGGCGAAAAGGACAGCAGAGAGAAGGTGACGGAATGACTGGTCTCATAGCATGTGACCTGCCGCCGATAGGGCGCTTGAGCAGCGGCATAGCCAAGTGCCCGGATTGCGGGCTGTGGTGGCGCGTGAAGTTCCACGGCTCGCGTGATTGGGATGACTGCTATTCCAGCTGGGAGCATGTCGGCTGGCTCAGACTCCACACGAAATACCGCAACGAATACAAGCATTGGAAAATTACGAAAGGACATGAATCATGAATGACTACAAAGACCGCATAGTGGCCGAGTATTTCGAGGTGAAGGAACGTGCGGCGAAACTGCGGTCGATGCTGCACAGGCTGGAGCGCGGAGAGATCGAATTCGAGCCTGCATCGTCATTTGACCTGCTGAGCGCTCAGCTGCGCGTCATGGAGGCGTATGAGTCGATTCTCGCCGAGCGTGCCCGAATCCAAGGCATCGGCCTCAATCAGTCGGCAGTCAACCAGAAAGGCGAGAACGGCCTAGAGGGATACGACTCGAAAGCGGATATGCATGTCATCGATGGCACGGATTACGAGACATTAGCCATTACCGCCGCCAAGGACTACGTGTGCGCCGTCATCACCGATCAAGCTGAGTTCGATACCGAAAGCGAGCTTAACAGAGCTATCCACTGGGATCTGGTTAATGGCATCGACCTCGCGGAGGCGATCATCTCTGGTCTGCTGCATGCCGGCATGCTGCTGCCGACCGGTCTGACTGAGCAAGACATCAAGGAGCAATCATGACGGTAATTGAGCTGCTGGAACTGCTGAACGACGCGCAGGCGAATGGATACGGAGATTACCCCGTCCATGCCACGTTAGGGGCGTTCAGCGCACCGGTGCATACCATCCGCATAACCGTTGGCTACAAGGTAGAAATCATCAAGGAACCCACCGAATGAGCCAGCCAACACGAAAAACCTGCCAGCTAGTGGACGAGCGGGACGGCTGCTGCTGCGTGCGATGCGGCAAAAGCCTGTATTCGGCGCTCACCTTTAGCAGGCATCACCGACGCATGCGCTCGCATTCGTTCCCCGGCCTGCATAATCCCGGCAATGTCATCGACGTGTGCGGATCCGGGGACACGGGATGCCACGGGTATATCCACGCCCACCCGGCCGAGTCCTACGCGAAGGGATGGCTGGTGAGAGGCAACACCGACACATTGCCCGTCGACGTGCCCATCCTGACCGCCCTCCACGGCTGGGTGCTCCTGGACGACGCCGGCCGCTGGACGCCAATAGAAGAACCAACAGAATCGGAGGAATCATGAAGGTGCATGAGCTGGCAGAAAAGCTGGAGGAGCTGGAGATACGAGGCTACGGCGACTATCCCGTCATATTCAGCTCAGAGTACGGGGACGAGCAGATACGCAACGTAGGCATCGTGGCGAACAGCGATGTCGAGCTTTCATCGGAGGCGCTGCAATGAGCATACGGACGATAACCAAGGACATGGCGGAGCCAGAACGCTATGGCGCTTATCTGATAACTAATCCGGACTCCGGTATTTACCCGTGTCTGCTAATCCACGATGACATGGATAACGGGCATACATGGATGGGTGACATCGGCTGGGACACGTGGTCGAAAGTTCGATACGAGTACGAGGGCTGCACCATCGAGTCATTGGCCGAACACGATCAGCGCATCCGCAGCAACGCGCTCAATTTGGATGACGCCGAACTGCGTGACGTCTGCCATAAGATACTGGGCTCAACGCCGAAGGTATTCCACACATCAGGACTGCGGGAGGCGCTCAGCGCCCTAACGGAAGCAAGGGAGAACGAATCATGAACCACAGAAAACCACTAGCAGCGCTCGCAGCCACCCTCACAATCATGGCGCTCGCCGGATGCAGCGACGCCAGCACCGCGTCGTACAATCTGAGCAACGACAGCGACAACTTCAAGGTCGCCCGCAAGATCGTGTTCTTCAACGGCATCACCGACAAATACCTCCTGAGCATCGAGGGCTACTGCAGCATCCACGTGGACCGTGACGACCATCAACTGGAAGTCACGTGCAAGACCGGCAAGGACGAGTACAGGAAGCACTTCCTCGGACTATCCGACAACGTGACGTATTTCGTGGAGCAGGTCGACGATGCGCATGTGAGCAAGGACCACTACAAGGTGGTGCTCAAGCCAGAGACAGTGCTTCCCGAATTCGAGATGCGCTAATGACCAGCCGGCGTAAACGAGACATGGTGCTGCACTGGCATGAGCGCGACACCGATGACCAGACCATAGGCAGACTGCTGGGCATACCCGTTCCCGAGGTGCAAGCCATCATCGCGAGCGCCGAGCATCCTGCCCCGTCTGCGAGCGCAACGCCGTTGTTCGTGCAGCCTCCTGTATTCGGAGATGACGGTGGTTCGTTGGTGTATTCATGAGCGGCGAGAAGGAGCATGTGCCGATTGACTGGTCTGATCAGGATATCCGGGATTATGTCATTGCTTGCCGTCTCGGCCGGTCGCAGGAGCTGGAACCTGTGAGCGCTGAGGGAATGACAGATGCTCAGAAGCAGCATGAGTATTACCAGCGCTGGTATGCAAAGCATCGGGCTGAACTACTCGAGAAAAGGAAACGCAAGAGGAAAGGGAAGCGATGATCTACTGCCAGCGGTGCGGCGCCGCATTCGACGACGTGGGGTATATGCTGTGCCCGGAGTGCGAGCTGGGCTTCGGCCTGCTGCTCCTGCGACTTGGCGCGGACGTCATCCCGTTGCATGACAGCCTCGACGCGACACTGCATCCCGGCGGGCACTCGCCCACACGCATCATCCTCGCCACCCCGCAGACGCCCATCAGGCTCGATGTGCTCGACCTGATCGACATCCTCGACAGCACCGCGCACGAGCTGCTCCGGCGATTGGACGGCGTGGACGCGCTCGACTCCACAATGCCCCGGCTGATGGGACTGCATGACGTCCTGTGGCGTTGCGCCGCGCACGAGCGTCTAGGCAGGCTGCCGGACGCCGGCATGTACCTGGACACGCTCACCCGACTGGCCGTCAAGATCGACCATGTGCTCGACCCGCCCGAACGGCGCAGGGCGATAGGCGTGTGCGAGCTGTGCGCCACACCGCTGACAGCAGGAAAGGACGACCAGTGGGTAACATGCCCGGTCTGCAAGCGCGAACAGCGCGTGCTCACCGTCAAGCTCCACCGGCTGCACGCGCTATGCTTCGATACCAGCCAGACCGCGAGCGCATCCCAGATCGCCAAGGCATTCACAGACAGCGGTCTGCCGCTACGGAGCAACACCATCAGCCACTGGGCATATCGCGGCAAGCTCGCGCCCATAGGATCCAAGGATGGCAAGCCGCAGTACTTGTACAGCGATGCGTACCGGCTTGCGCTTGCCCCGAATTCCAGTCCGGAGCAGGCGACATCGGCCTTGCGCCAAGCACTACTGCAACAAGTCGCCACGCTCATCGCACGCCGCGCCAATGCGCTGCGCGTCAGCTATTCGGCCGAGAATCTTTGACCACGACTTGCGAAAATCCCGACTGTCCACGATTATTGCAGTGGGAGAAGTGGCTAAAAATACAGAAGACCACATGTTCTGCTCCTTTCCGGTTGATGGCATTCAAGGCCCCGCACCGTCCTACCCAATGGATGACGCGGGGCTTCGCCATATCCGCAGGAGCTGCTGCACGAAGCAGCATATGTCCGAATCATCGGCAACCACACACATCGACGATTAGAGCCGCTCATGGCCGGTAACAGATCAATGCAAGCCATTTTGGGCACAAGCGACGCGGATCCCACGCAGGCGACTGTCACCCTCGACATCGTGGATGGGCAGGGCAAGCACGTCGACCTCGCCGCCGCACCGACGGCAAGTCTGCCGGCAGGCGCTCTCGACGCTATCGCGGCACTTACCAGCGAGAGCACGACGGCTGACATCGTGGCCGCGCTCCAGCACCAGTGACCCATGTAACCAATGTCATATCGTCCCGGCCCAGACCGTGAGCCCACCGGCAGGGAGCGCCAGCGGCTCCTGCGCCTCGTGTGCCCGCCCGGCAGCATCTGCGCCCTGTGCGGCAAGCCGATAGTGTTCGGCCTGAGGCCACGCCACCCGCTCGGCCCGAGCATCGACCACATCCTGCCAAGGTCACTGGGGGGCACGTGGGCCATGGGCAACCTGCAGCCAGCGCATTACGGATGCAACAGCGCGAAGCAGAACAGAATTCAACGAATCGAATCGCAAAACCACATTCGATCACGCAACTGGTAGCCCCACTGCCGTCCATCGGCCGCGAACGCCACGCGATTTTTTAAGAAGCACGTAATGCAAGACCCGCGCAGTTTCCATTTTTTCTCTCCCCGAGCGAACCCGCGAACCCGTGACACGGGCCATGTTGGAGGTGGCTATGACGATGCCTGAGCATGGCACGCGCGCACGCTACCGGCGCGGATGCAAGTGCGAGAGATGCAGGGGCGCGAACGCATCATATGCGAGGGGCCGCAGGAAGAGACTGGCGCACGGCAGAGCCGAATCCGAACGATTGGATCGTCTCAAAGTCATCGAAACGCATGCGCCGCAGCATGCCACATGGGTGCCGGGCGGCTGCGTGGAGAAGATGGCGAAGCTGGTCGAACAGTATTGCTCGGACGGCAGGATAGACCCGCGTGACCCGGTCACGGATCTGCGTCTCGCGGAGCTCATGACGGCGGCGACGATTATGGACGCCCCGAAACGTTCGAATCTCTTCAAGGACGAGGTGAAGGTGGTGGCCGACCTGCTGCACGAACTGGGAGTTGTGGAGGCTGCTGATGCTGGATCCAACGAAGCCGCTGCGCTTGTGGCAGCGATCCGGGGAACCGGCTGACGGCGAATGCGCGCCGCGTTGGATGACGCCGAGAAACCCGCGCAGGGAGACGCGCGGCCCTGAGCTGGTGCGCATCTCACGTCTGCTCGGCGTCGAGCCTTTGCCCTGGCAGCGCGACCTGTTCGACGTGGCCTATGAGATCGACCCGCAGACAGGCGGCCTATGGTACGGCGAGATCGTGGTGCTGGTGCCAAGGCAGTCAGGCAAGACCACGTCGACGCTTTCCATCAACACGCATCGCGCATCCGTGTGGCCTCACGCCCAGCAGATCGTCTACATCGCGCAGGACGGCATCCGCACCATCAAGAAATGGGAGGAGCAGGTGCTGCAGTTGCAGGCCAGCCCGTTCCGCCAGCTCATCAAGCCGAACCGCATATACGAGCTCGAGCCGAACCGCACCAACGGACGCCAGCATCTGGACTTCGTGACCGGCTCGCAATGGTGGCCGGACGTTCCCAGCGAGGACGCCGGGCACGGCAGCACGAACGACCTCGGATTCATCGACGAATACTGGTCGCAGGTCGATGACCGGGTCGAGAAGGCACTGCGCCCCACGATGATCACCGTCGACGACTCGCAGCTCTGGTACCTCTCCACGGTCGGCGAATCGAAGATCCGCTCAGCACCTCTGTGGGCGAAGATGCAGGCGGGAAGGAACCGCGTCGAGTCGAAGCTGGAATCGCACAGCCTGTACGTCGAATACAGCGCTCCCCCGGACGCCGACCCGATGGACCGTCTCACCTGGTGGCATACGATGCCCGCGCTCGGCTACACGCAATCCATCCGCAAGATCACCGACGAGCTCGAGCAGGACACCAGCAAGAACCATTCCCTGTTCAAACGCTCGTTCCTGAACATCTGGCCCGACGAGAGCACCGACGACTGGCCCATCCCGCGCGACGCGGTCTCCGCCTGCACGGATCCGCACTCCACGATCCCCGAGGGCACGAGCCTCGTGTGGTGTGTGGACATCGCGCCCGACCGCTCCGCGGCATCCATAGCAGTGGCGGCAGTGCGCGCGGACAGCATCGTGCACCTGGAGATCGTCGACCACGGGCCGGGCACCGACTGGGTGATCGACGGCGACGACCGGCCATCATCCGACCAGCTGCACCTGCACGGCATCAAGCAGCTCACCGGCAAATGGGGCGGCAGAACATGGTTCGACTGGCAGACCGTCGGATCGCTCGCCCCGCAATTCGCCGCCAACGGCATCGACGCGCAGCCGCTGCCAGCATCCGAGATCAGAGTGGCCGCGCCAGGCCTGTACGACGCGATCCTCAACAAGCAGGTCGCGCTGCTCGGCCAATCCGAGCTCGCCGATGCACTGTCCGTGGCGCAGCGACGCCCGATCGGCGACGGCTGGGGATGGGCGCGAGGCAAAAGCCTCAAAGAGATCACGCCGCTCATGGCCGTCACACTCGCGCACCGCGCACTCGCCAAGGACATGCCCGACTGGGGGTACGACCCGCTTTCCGGCATCTGGTAACCAATCGAAGGGACTCCGCGATGGGCTTTTGGAAGAATCTGTTCGGCCCGCAGCAGCGGAGCATCGACGGACAGGCAGTGTTCGGCGACAGCTGGAGCCCGGACTCGCCGTGGACTGATATCAGCGGCGACAACGTGCTGCGCGTCGCCAGCGTGTTCGGCGCTGTCAGGCTCATCGCCGACGGCGTGGCCTCCCTGCCCTGGGGGCTGTGGCAGTCCGCTGGAACCGGCAGCGCCCCTTCGCGCCTGCCCGACCCGGAATGGTTCGATACGCCGGACGACCGGTTCAGCGCTTTCGACTGGATCCATCAGGGGCTGGTCGAGCTGCTGCTGCACGGCAACGCGTACGGCATCGTATGGAGGCGCGATGATGGCAGCGTGCGCGAGATCGACTGGGTGCCGCGCAGCGACGTGACCGTGCAGGACGTCGACTCCTCCTCGCAACGCCATTGGCCGCGATACTGGGTCAACGGCGTCGAGATTCCCGCGATACGTTCCCCCCTAGGCATAGCCCAGCCCGCAGGAACCCCATTGATGCTGCACGTTCCCGCGTTCGCGGTGACCGGAACCGTGCGCGGCATCAACCCGATCGCCCAGTTCCGCAGCCAATTCGAAATGAGCAGGAACGCGACGGACACAGCCAACTCGTTCTTCGGCCAGCGAGCCCCGATTCCCGGCGGCATACTGAAAAATGACCAGACGCTCAACCAGGAGCAGGCCGACACCGCGAAGCAGCGCTTCCGCGATTCGGTCAAGCCCGGCGACGTGGCGACATTGGACAAGCACTGGTCATTCGAGAAAGTCACCTTGGACGCCGGCGACCTGCAGTTTCTCGAGACTATCAAAGCCTCGGCCACGCAGATCGCCGTGATCTTCGGCGTGGACCCCCGCGACATTGGCGGCAGCGAAGACTCGAGCCTGACCTACAGCACAGTGGAAGGCAACGAGCGCAAGCTCGTGCTGCGCACCCTGCAGCCTTGGGCCATCCGATTGCAGCAGGCGCTCTCCCCGGTCGCGAACCTCGACAAGCCGTTCGGTGCGCCGCGCCGGTTCGTAAGATTCGATCTCGACGCCCGCAGCAAGCCCGACGCCCTCACGTGGGCGAAGGTGCAGTCCGAACGTCTCGACAACGGCACCCTGACATTGGCCGAAGCCCGCGTCGACAACGGCGATTCCGCGCTCAGCATGCAGGACATCGACGACTGGCAGACCTGGTATCGCACCACTAAGAGCAGCAGCCAAGCAACGTCCGAATCCACATCACAATCCGTGTCCGAAAGCACATCGAGCACACAGGAGGCATCATGACTATCACCATCCCGCACGAGCTGCAGCGCGTCGCCAGCCCCCAGCCAGCGATCTTCCGGACAGCCGACGATTCCGAATCATCCCCCGGAGTGCTCGAAGGCATTGCCATCGCCTTCAACACCGAAAGCCGCGACCTTGGCGGCTACCACGAGACCATCGACCCCACCGCGCTCATGCGGCTGGACGACGGCGCATTCGACCTGGAGAAGAACGGGCGGGTCATGGCCCGCCTGAACCACGACAGCAACCTCCTGCTCGCCACCACCAACGCCGGAACCCTCACCCTCACCGCCGACCAGGACGCCCTGCGCTACCGCATCGCCCTTCCCGACACCCAAGCCGGAAGAGACGCCGCAGCGCTCGCATCACGCGGAGACCTGAGCTACAGCAGCTTCGCGTTCTACATCCTGCCCGAAGGCATGAGCTGGGAGATGGACGAGCAGGACGACTACGTGGCGCGCGTCACCAGCCTGCAACTAGTGGACGTGGCACCCGTTTCCGACCCCGCCTACTGGACAAGCTCGGTCGAACTCGGCCGCGCATTCGAAGAATACCGCACCAAGAAAACCATCGAAACCAAGCTTCCCACGCCATCCGGCGCGGGCGATAATGAGCGTTCGTTCCACCAATGGGCATCGCTCCAGTCAATGATCTCAATGAAAGGATGATCATGGAATCAATCAACGAGGCGCTGGAGCGACTGCTCAACGAGCGCACCAAGTTCGTCGAAGAGAAAGTCAAGCCCCTCTCGGAAATCGCCGCCACCCGCAGCTTCACCCCCGAAGAGGAAACTACCTCCGACGAATGTAAGAAACGGCTCAACGCGATGGACTCCACCATCAGCCTGCTGCGAGACGAAATCAGCACGCAATCCAAAATGCCGCAAACCACCAGCCGCGCACAGGACAACGGGATCAGCGAACAGCTGCGCTCGCTGCTCGTGGAACGCAACTCCACGAAGCAGACCATCGACCTGAAAACCGATCTCGCGCGAGCGTTCAAACGCTCCCTGACCACCGACCCCAGCCAGCCGGGCGCAGGCTCGGAACTGGTGCCGACGACATTCGCGCAATCCCTGATCACGCCCCTGCGGCAGATGAGCGGCCTCCTGCAGGCCGGCGCGCAGCCCCTGTCCACCAGCACCGGCGAGGAGATCCTCTGGCCCAGAGTCAAAGGCTACGGCGAAGCCGAGAAGAACATCAAGCCGGGCGCGACCATCGGCGGCACCGACATGTCGTTCGACCAGGTGAGCTCAAAGACATCGAAATACGGGCAGATCGTCATGACCCCGCGAGAGATCATCGAGGATTCCGCAATCGACATCGAAGGATTTGTCGGCCAAGCCATCGGCCAGAACGTCGGGCTGGGCATCGACTCCGACGCGCTCGCCGCGCTCCTGCCCGGCGACGGCAAGGATAATGCGATCACACTCAAAGTCACTGGCGGCGCGATCACGCCGACATTCGACGAGATCATCGACCTAGAATCCTCGGTGATCGCGCCATACCGGGTCGGCGCCGCCTTCCTCGTCTCCCCCGGAGCGGTCAAAGCCCTGCGCAAGATCAAGGACACCACCGGCCGCTACCTCTGGCAGTCCTCCCTGCAGGCCGGGTGGCCAGCGGTCCTCGATGGTTACCCAGTCATCGAAGACCCGTTCCTTCCCAACCCGGGCGCAGGCCAAGCCACGATCCTGTTCGGCTCGTTCAACCGCGTTATCATGCGCGTGGTCAACTCGCTCGCACTCGAACGCAGCGACCAGTTCGCCTTCGACAAGGACTCCATCGCATGGCGCGGCATCCTGCGCGCTGGCGTCATCCTGACCGACTCGAACGCGCTCGCCGCATTCGTCGGCAAGACCGCCTGAGAGACGGCATCCCTCGGGCGCTGACTGCCATACGGTCAGCGCCCCGCTCTTTCCTCTACAACTACATGGGAGGCATCATGGCAGACGCAACGCCATCGAACTGGCCTATTACTAAAGACGATCTGCGCGCCGCGCTGTCGGTCAGCCCAGCGGAATACGAAGACAGCGAACTCGAACTGTATGCGAAAGCCGCATGCGAGCGCATCGATGTGTTTACTGGGCGTGATGTGGATGCTTCGAAGTGGGTGCTGGCGGATGGGTCGGTGTCGTCGTTGTTCGTGCTGGCTGCTCGGGAGACGGCGAAGCTGTGGTGGCAGCAGTCGCATACGGTGCGTGGCAGTTTTCGTCAGGGCGATGTCGGTGAGTTGTCCGGCGTGCCTATGGGCGCTGAGCTGCCGCGCAAGGTCGAGGGCTGGCTTGCTGCCTATCTGCCTGAGCCTGGCATCGCATGAGCACGGGGATCAGCGCGCATACTGCGGCGCATGAGGCGAAGATGGCGTTGGCCGAGGCTTGCAGGACGGCGCTTTCTGGCTTGCCGGTTGATGTGAATTTCGGGTTCCAGTGGCCTTTGGTGCATGACGATTGGGTGTCGGCAACGACCATTGATACGAGTGTGACTGATGTCACGGTGGGGCCGCGGCGCAATCAGGAGGAGATCATCACGCTGCACTTGTCGGTCGGCGCGTTCCGTCACGGGCAGGATGAGCAGGCGGAGATCACGGCCAGCGCGGCGGCGTTCGATTACCTGCAGCGGATCTCCGACTATGTCACTGATGTGGATCCCACGCTGGGCGGCACGGTGCTGTGGATCATCCCGTCTGATCTGCACACCGACGGGGCCACTACGCAGGATGATGCGGGGCAAGGCCGTCTCATCGAGATCGATGCGTCGTTCAAGGCGATGCACAGGATTAGGAGCATGTGATGAAACTGAGGAATATCAGCCCATTGGGCGCATTGTACGTGCCTTGGCTCGGCAGAAGCGTGGGGCGCGGCGAAACGGTCGACATCGAGGATTCGGACGCGCAGTATTTTCTGCCTCAAAGCGAGGTATGGCAGCGGTCGGATGGTGCACAGGATGGGGAGGCGAAACAATGAGCACGCAGATCGACAGCCAGTTCGGCATCGGCTTGGAGACCATGTACGGCACGCCCGTGGCTCCCACGCGCTTCTTCGAGTCCGAAGGCAAGATAGATACGAAGCCCAAGTACGTGGATTCCAGCGTCCTGCAGCCGTTCACCCGGGTGAAACGCCTCGACCAGCATATCCGTGTGCAGCAAAAGGTCTCTGGAGATCAGGAGCTTGACATTCCCATCAGCGGATTTGGGTTCCTGCTGCACGCCGCGTTCGGCAATAGCGCGATCAGCCAGCTCAAAGCGGCCGACAACATCACACCCGTGCAAGCATGGCAGCAGATCCACACGCTGTCCCTGAACGACTTCCTCCCCTCGTACACCATCCAGGAACTGCTCCCCTTGCTCGGCGGCGAGCAGAAACCGCACTCGTTCACCGGATGCCAAGTGGACACGCTGGAGATCGACGCGAAAGCCGCAGCGGCGGTCACCGCGAAGATCAGCTGGTCGGGACGCGACATCGACACCACGCTGCAGCCAGCTGCAGCCAGCTACCCCGACGACCAGAGCATCTTCACCTTCATCTCCGGCAGCCTCGGCTATCAGGGCACGCTCACGCCACCGACCGCAACCGCATTGGCGAGCCTGGACAAGCCAGCGGCCACCAACGTCACCGCAGTGACCGTCACCGTGAAGAACGGATTGGACGGCAACGGGTTCACGCTCGGCGGCCAGGGATTGCGCCAGCGTCCGCAGGCATTGGGCATCGCCGAAGTCAGCGTCAAGCTCACCGTCGAATTCACCGACACGATCCTGCGCGACGCGTTCCTGTATGGCACCCCGCTGCCATTGCTGCTCACGTTCCTCGGCGAACAGGATATCGCGCCCGGCATCAAACCAGCATTGCAGATCATCCTGCCAGCCGTGGCCATCACCTCGGGACTGCCCCAGTCCAACGGCGGGGACGTGATCAGCGTCGACACCGAGCTGACCGCTTTAGACGACGGCTCGCATGATCCGCTCACCATCGCGCTGGTGAGCGGGGATTCGGCGTTCTGATGGCCGAACAGGAGGGGCTATGGGCGGAGATCCCCAACGAATCCGTCAAAAGCCTGCGCGAAAGCCTGCAATCGATGCCCAAATCGATTGCACGCGACGCTCGACGCGACCTGCGGCATGTGAGCGACGCGATCATCGCCGAGCAGAAAGGCATCCTCGACGGCTCCCTGCCGGGCAAGGTCGTCGCATCCGGCAAGGAATTCCATACCATCCACTACAAGTCCGGCAAGGCACGCGTCGTCACACGCACCCGCTACGCAGCCCTCGCCCGCGCAGGCAAAGACTCGTCGGGCGCAATGCGAGCCGGCATCAGCGCTGGGCTGCGCACACGGATCGTGGCAGGCAAGACACGAAGCGGCCTGAACATCCAGACCACGTCCTCGCGCATGCCGCCCGGCAAGGAGTGGATGCCGCAGACCTGGCAGAAGAAACGATTCCGCCACCCCGTATTCAACGGCGGAGGCTGGGCCAGCCAGGCAGGGCAGCCATACTTCTTCGCGCCGGTCATCAAAGGCCGCAACGACATGGTCAGACGCATGAACACGATCATCGACGACGCAATGAAAGAAGCCTCGAAATGAGAATCATATGGGACGACGGCAACACCTACCCCGCCAGCCGCAACCCGCTGGGCGACAGCCCCATCAGCCTCGTCGCCGAATTCCAGATCGCCTCCGGCATGAAAATGGCCGACATCGACAGCATCGAACAGCAGGACGCGCTCGCATTGCCGCTGATCTTCTGGTTCGCCCTGCACAAGCATGGCATCACGGTGAACTGGAAGAAGCTGTGCGAGCACAGCCTGGAATGGTATCAGGAACGGCTACGAGCGGACGAGCAGGATCTGCCCGCTGACGACACGGAGACTGAGACAGTCCCAAAAGAACCAATCTCCGCCGCTCCGAAAGGACGTCACGCGACGTTGGCTTCCAGCGGCTGATCGACGACGAGCCATGGATCCGCGACCAGGTGTGGTCGCGGATCCTCGTGATCTGCCAGGCGCAGCACTGGCCGGGCATCACCCACAGCAACGTGTGGAGCCTTCCATTGAACGTGTGGCTGACGCTGGCCGTGTCCTGCGACCGCGTCGTAGCGCAGGAAGCCGAGCAGATCCGCGACATGAAACGACAGATGGGGAGGTGAGCTCATGGCTTCCAAGGATTTCGTCATCAACATCCTGGCTGATGCGTCCAAGGCCGAGAAGTCCATCGGATCGCTCACCGGCAAAGTGCAGGGCGAGCAGTCCAAATGGGGAGCCCTCAAAGGCGCGGCGACCGCAGCCGCCGCGGGAGCCGCGACCGCCGTGGCAGGATTCGCCAAGAGCAGCATGAGCAGCTTCCAGTCCGCAGCAAGCGGCATCAAAGGCTACCAGCGCATCACCGGCGGGACAGTGGAGCAGGCCAGCGCATTGCGCGGCGCGTTCCAGCAGGTCGGCATCGGCGCGGACACGTCGCAGATAAGCCTGCTGATGTTCGCGAAGAACCTGAACACGGCGAACGACAACGGCAAGAAGGCCGCAGCCATGACCCAGCTGCTCGGCACCGGGTTCACCGACGCGCACGGGCAGATTCTGCCCATGAGCGAGCTGCTCCCGAAAGTCGCCGACACGTTCTCGAAAATGCCCGACGGGCCCAGCAAGAGCGCCGAGGCGATGAAACTGTTCGGCAAGCAGGGCGCCAGCATGATCCCCATGCTCAACCAGGAATCAGCCGGCGTGGAGCAGCTCATGCAGAAAAGCTCGGATCTGGGACTGACCTTGAGCGGGCAGGGAGTGGACGCGGCCACGAAGAACGCCAGAGCCCAACGGGACATGAACCTCGCATGGCAGGGCGCGCAGATCCAGCTCGGCCAGTTCCTCATGCCCATCCTCACCCAGGTGTCCATATGGGCCGCGGGAGCCACCGGGTGGATGACGCAGCATCGCACGCTTGTCTACGCGCTGGCCGGAGTGATCGGCACGCTCTCCGGCATATACGCGGCGTTCAACATCGCGACCGGCGTGGCGAACGGCCTGAGCGCGATCCGCACGCTGATGATGGGCTCCGAGACGACAGCGACCACAGCGGCCACAGGCGCGCAGACCGGGTTGAACACGGCGATGAGCCTGAACCCGGTCATGCTGGTCGTCATGGCCGTCGCCGCTCTCGTCGCGGCCTTGGTGCTGTTCTTCACGAAAACGAGCCTGGGACGCAAGCTATGGGCTGATTTCACTGGCTTCCTCGGCTCCAGCATCGCGAACGTCCGCCAGTGGTTCGGCAGCGCGGGCGATTGGATCGTGGAAAAATGGCATGGCCTGCTCGACTTCTTCCACTCCGTCCCCAACGCGATAGGCGCGGCATTCAGCGTGGTGTCCGATCTGATCACCGCGCCGTTCCGTTCCGCATTCGGAGCGATCAAATCATTCTGGAACAGCACGCTCGGCGGCAAAGGCTTCGACATACCCGACTGGGTGCCCGGCGTGGGAGGCAAAAGCTTCCGCATCCCCATGCTCGCCAAGGGCGGCACCATCACCTCGCCCGGCCTGGTCATGGTCGGCGAACGAGGACCGGAAGTGCTGTCCCTGCCGACGGGCGCCAGAGTGACGCCGCTGCAATCGGGGGGCACGGGCGGCAGCCGCTCGTATTCCCCGACATACAACCTGTATGCGAACGATCCGCAGCTCGTCGTCGCTGAAATCGAGGCGCGCGACCGCAGGAACGCGGTTGCGGTTCCGATCGACTTTTAGGAGGCGCTATGACTCGCGTCATGGTCGAGAGCGACGTGGATTCGATGGTGTTCAATGACGGCTCCCTAGACGAGGTCGGAGTATTCCGCATCCTGCCGGACGGTCTGAAGGGTTTGGGCGCCGTCCCCCCTAGAGAGAAAGCGGTGCCCCGGCCCCAGCAGGACGGCGACTACGCCCCCTCGCGCCTGACCTCAGGCGGGCGTACGATCAGCGTCGCCGCCGAAGCCGTGGGACTGTCCACCCTGGACGCCGCCCAGCTCGAGGACAGGATCTGCGATCTCATGAACCGCGAGCTCAAAGTCACCGTCGAGAACGTGCACGGACGACGATACTTCCACGGACGATTGGGCGACGATCCCAGCCCAAGCATGTACATGGGCGAACGGCTGTTCACGTTCATGCTCATCATCACGGTCGACGACCCGTTGAAGTACGGCGACCCCGTCGCTTTCACGGCATCCAACGGCCTGCTGATGGTGGAGAACACAGGCAGAGCGGCATCCTATCCGAGAGTGCATGTCGACGGATCCGTGACGCGTCTGACGCTCACCCTCGGCATCCGCGCAGTCAAATGGTCCGGTAATTCGACCGGCCTCGACCTTGATTTCAGCGACATGCTGCCATCGGCGGGCATCGCTACCGGACAAGCATTCAAGATCCCGCCCGGCCGCAGCACAATCAACGTCTCATCCGACGGCACGGTCTCCATGACCGTCATACCAGCATGGAGGTAAGCAATGGATCCTCTCGTGATCGACGTATTCGACGCCCTCGGATCCCCGATGTTCCGCCTGCCATACACATCCTGCAACTGGTCGGACACGATCAACGACCCCGGCAGCCTCAACGTCGACGTGACCTATACCACAACAACTATGAAAGTGCCAAAAGGCCTGTACAACCAGCTGAAACTCTGGGGAGTGATCCTGGCAGCGCACCGCTATGATCCGGCGACCGATTCGGAGGATGTGAAGCATGCGGGGCCGCTGGTGGACTACCGCTGGGACGCGAAGGGACGCAGGCTGAGCCTGTTGTGCGGGGGCGGCTGGTCGCTGACCTCGGTACGCCTCGTGCTCAACCACGCGCTCGATACCGGCTGGGTGGACGGGGACGTGCTGGTGGATGACGAGCATCCAGCCGGAGCATGGGCGCTCACCCTGACAGGAAGCTATTCGGATATCGCGCGCGGCCTGGTAGCGGAGGCGATGAAGTGGGGCGCGCTGCCCATAACCCTTCCACCGGTCCAGGGAGGCACCCGCACGCGCACCTACAGCGGGTATGACGTGGCGAAGGTCGCCGACCGACTGGACGATCTGGCCAAGCTCGCGGATGGCGACGAGATCCGCTTCGACCCGCGCATCAGACCGGACGGCTCGCTGACGTTCGACCTGCGCAGCCAGCCGGAGATCGTGGACCACGCATGGCTCGAGGGCGGGACGCTGGGCGCATGGCATGCGGACCTGCCGGGCCAGCGCATCGTGCTCTCATCAGTGGACGGCAAGGGGTCGGGCATGACCAATCAGGTGTACGTGATCGGCGGCAAGCACGGCGACAAGACCGTCATGGCCCGGGTAACCGACAAGCACAGCGCATTGCCGCTGCTGATCCAGTCGGCGGACACGACCCACACCACCGCGAGCGAGCTCGCCACATTGCGCCAGTATGCGCAGTCGGGCATCGCCTACGGCGCGTACCCGGACGAGACGTACAGCATCGAAGCAGGCGAGGAATACCCGGTGCGCCCAGGAGACCAAGCAGACATGTGGGTGGAGGACGACTTCCTCGGCGAACGCATGCTCAAGCTCAAAGTCACGGACGTGTCCGGATCCTCGGACTCCGACTGGCTCACCATACAGGCAAGGGAGCGCTCCTGATGGCTGATATCCACGCACTGTATTTCGGCGACGGCAACCCAGCGGGCGCCGGCGTCGCGGACGCGACGAAGCGCTGGCCGCAAATACTGTCCGCTGCGCTCGCGCTGACCCCGCACGCGTATGCGGTCGAAGGCGCGGGCTACATGGTGCAGTCCAAGAGCGTGCTCGCGCAGCTGACAGTGGCCGCCGCCGACGCAAATGTTCCAGCCGATTCGGTAGGTCTCGTCGTGCTCGCCGCAGGCTACGAGGACGCCAAGGCCAATGCCGACGTATCCTCTGCTGCCGCTCAGGCGTTCGCGATCGCCAATGCGATACGCAAGCGCTACCGGAACGCGAAGCTCGCAATCATGGTCGGCCCGCAGGGCTTGGAGCCGGACGGGTTCGAAGACTCCTGCGCGCCGTTTATGAAGGGTCTTTCCGCCGCTGCGCGCACGGTGGGCGCGGACGTGGTGATCGACGCGTGGGACTGGCTGTTCGGCAAGCCGGGCGACGTGCAGTCCGACGGCGTGCATCCCAACGAGGCGGGCCATGCTCTGCTTGCTGCGCAGGCGCAGCCGCTCATGCCCGGCGTGGACGTGCCCGAGCCGCCCGATCTGACGCCAGTGGATCCATTGGGCGTCCGCAAATACGCTCCGGGCCGCGCCGACTATTCGATGGACGCGCTGCGCATGGAGCGCAAGCGCAACAAGGAGAAGGCGCAGGCCAACAACTCCACCGGCACGGAGACCAGCCAGACCACGATCAAGCTCAACGCGCTGACCAAGCTGTTGCAGGCGCAGCAGGAGCTGACCACAGGCCTTACCGCCCGGCTGGCGCAGAGCCAGCAGAAATTGCAGATCCAGCAGCGGGAACTGAAGCGGGTCGCCCCCACCTACGGCACTATCAGCGGGGATTCGGACGGCGGTTCGCTGGGCTCGGGATGGACGACGCTGGTCTCGCTGACGGCGCATCCCGATCTGTCGGACGGCAAGACGCGCGCCCAGCTGACGATCGGGGTGAGCGCGGTCAAGAGCGGGGATGGCATGCCATTGCTCGAATGCCTGGTGGGCGGCGATCGTGTCGGCACGTTCCCGGGCGTGACCGCGAACGGGGACAGTTTCGGCGGCACAACGATAGCGTACGTGACCGCCGACCAGCCGGTCGTGCTGCGCGGCAAGAGCACCGTGGACGCGGCCTCGCCGATAGGCGCGGTGCGTATGAGCATGACCGTGATGAATCTCGCATGAGAATGGAGAACATATGAGTGGCGTGTTGGCTGAGAGTGAGGGCCGTGGCGATTACCGGCTGCTGCGCAATGTGACGAATCGTCTGGGCGTGCTGTGGGAGCGTTTGAGCGACCCGGCCGTCGGCTACGCGCCGGTGGATCTGACGGCGTGGTACTGCAAATTCGAGCTGCTTTCGGATGAGGGCGTGGTGTGGTTTTCGCGTGACTGCGATGCGCACGGCCCGGATGGCAAGGCCGTGGTCTACATCCCTCCGTCCGCGTTCGCTGACGTGGTGTGGGCTGGCCGTCGGTCGGGCTCGTGGCGCATGACCGCCGCGAAGGACGGGACGACGGAATTGCTGGGCTGGGGCTATTGGACGTTGGCGAACTAAGGAGAAGAAGAATATGACGGATCAGATCATCGACAAGCGCACGGTGGCGATTCCCGGCCCGGCTTCTGAGATACCTGGGCCTCCGGGCTTGCCGGGGGTGAACGCGGTGCCGGCGGATGAGGCGGTGGCCGCATATGTGCTGGCTGCGGACTCGCAGACGCATGCGGCGGTCAGGTTCGGCGGGCGCGATCGGATGGTGGTGTTCGGCGACTCGATGACCGTGAGCGCGTCGCCTGGAAGCAACTGGTGGCAGCTGGTCGCCCGGCGGCTGGGCCTTGACGCGAAATGCTACGGGGTCGGTGGCATGGGGTTCAGCTTTGGCGATAGGAATTTCCTTGCTCAATTGGGTGCCGCCGCTGCGGACTCGTCGGTGGACCGCTCGCGCGTGCGCTACGTGTTCGTCAACGGGTCGAGCAACGACATCTACAGCAGCCTGACGTCTGTATGCGATTCCGTGGATTCGTTCGCCTCGCAGGCCAAGACGATGTATCCCAATGCCGACCTGATCGGCTTCGCCGGGCTGAACGGCGCAAATCCCAGATGGACCGACAGCGAGCATTCGGGGTCGAGCAGCTACCGGATCTGCGACTACCAGTCCCTCTACGACAGCGTCGCCTCGCATCTGATCGCTGCCGGGTTCCAGGTGTTCACCAACTCGTACCTGTGGCTGCTGTACAACTTCGACCTCACGCAGGCTGACGGCCTGCACCCCAATGACCAAGGCCATGCCGTGATCGCGAACTACGTGGCATCGGGACTGGCCAATGGCGTGTACTCGCCCTTGCCCTCCACGATGGGAGCGTCCCTGAGCGCCTCCAATTTATTCGGCGTGGAGGCGCTCAACAGACCAGCCCTGCTCAACTGGTCGCAGGATTACTACCTGTGGAGGAGCCTGCCGTCAACCAGCGACTACCTGGTGCTGTTCAATGCGCTGGCCGCGAAGCTGTCCTATGATGACGTAGTCAAATGGGGCGCGAACATACAAAAGAACGCTGCCGGGAACATCACGGAGGTGTACTCGCTCGACATTCCCATCGCCCGCAAGATCTTCCCCCTGCCCATACTGAACACGCACATCAACATGGAGCAGACGCGCAGCGTCGAGATCAACGTCAACAACGTATCCTCCTACAACCCGAAGATCTACCTGAAAAAAAACGACAACAGGCTGGCCACACCCAGCGACGC